ATGGCTAAAGAGATGGAGCAGATGCACGGGATGCTGCAAAACGTGTCTAAGTCTATGGAAGCACAGGACATTGAGCGCAAAAACTATGAGGCGCAAATCAAAGCGTTTGATGCTGAAACCAAACGTATCTCAGCAGTCCAAGCGGGCATGACCTTTGAGCAAATCCAAGACATCGTGATGGGTACGGTTGCCGCTGCCTTGGATACGGGTGATCTGATTGGCGGCGCCCCACAGCGTGAGCAGTTTCAGATGCCCGAGCAACCTCCAATGATGCCACCCGAGCAGATGATGCCGCCTGAAAGTATGCAGCCCCTACCCGACCAAATGCAACCACCAATGATGGAACCACAACAATGAAAGTTGCAGATTTCGTAGGAATGTTTTTCTTAGCGCGCGATGTTACGCATAGCGTACATCTGAACACACGCAGCTATTCCAAGCACAAAGCGTTGCAAAAGTTCTATGAGAATATCATTGACTTGACTGACAATTTTGCCGAAGCCTACCAAGGCCGCAACGGCATGATTGGCGCAATTACTTTGCAATCCTCTAAGAAGACGGCTAACGTGACCGAGTTCTTAGAAGACCAACTTGAGGATATTGAAAAATATCGCTACGACATTTGCGACAAAACAGATTCAGCTTTACAGAATTTGATTGACGAAATCATTACCCTTTATCTTTCCACGCTTTATCGACTCAAATTCCTTTCGTAAGGCATATCATGGCAAATTACACCTACATCACGGCGTCTAAACAAATCAAAGTCGGACAAGGCAAGCTAAAAGGCATCTTTGTAAGTGCTGCGTCTGCCACGCCCACAATCACCATTTATGACGTGCAATCAGGCACCGCTACCACAATGTTTGGTGTGTTTACGCCAGTTGCGGCTACCTATTACCCAATGGGTAATTACGACGGCAGCTTTTTTAACCAAGGGCTAAACGTGGTGATTAGCGGTACGGTTGCTGCAACTGTCATCTACGAATAGAGGATTGCCATGAGCCGCTTAATCTTTAATGCCGATACATTAGGCGGCACAACCACCTTATCTTCTGCTGATGCAGTCGGTAACTTTACGATTACCGTACCTGCTGTTAACGGCACGTTATCGGTCAAAGACGCATCAAACGATGCAACCTTTCGTAACATTACGCTGACCGGTGCGGTGCTTGCCGGTGCGTGGAATGGTTCGGCTATTACGGTGCCGTTTGGTGGCACGGGGGCGGTAACTTTGACGGGTTACGTCAAAGGTACAGGCACAGCAGCCCTGACAGCGTCAGCTACCATCCCCAATACCGATATTACCGGTTTGGGTACGATGTCTACCCAAAACGCTAGTGCCGTCGCCATTACAGGCGGTACAGCTAACAGTTTAATTCTTGGCGGCACGACCCCAGCAGCCGCTACAGTCACAACTTTACGCATTGATTCAACCTTGTCGTTAGCCGGTGCAACGGGCACATCAGGTCAAGTGTTGACCTCCAACGGCGCGTCTGCCCCAACCTGGCAAAACATCGCAGGTTCAGGTACGGTCACAAGCATTGATGTGTCAGGCGGCACAACAGGCTTGACCACCTCGGGTGGGCCGGTCACAGGCTCGGGCACGATTACTCTTGCCGGTACGTTAGCTATTGCCAATGGCGGCACCGGTGCAACGACTGATTCTGCGGCTAGGACTGCACTTGGTCTTGGCACGATGGCTGTCCAAGCCGCAAGTTCTGTTGCCATTACCGGCGGGTCAATTAACGGCACAAGCCTTGGTGCTACAACCGCCGGATCAGCCAAAGTCACAACATTAGATATTGCATCAGGTCTGACTTTAGCCACTTTGGCGGGAACTTCCGGTCAAGTGTTAACGTCAGCCGGTGCGGGTTTTGTGCCGACTTGGACAACAGCGGCTACAGGTACGGTGACTTCTGTCGCCGGTACAGGTACGGTTAACGGCTTGACCTTGACCGGTACGGTCACATCATCAGGCAGTTTGACTTTAGGCGGAACACTAAGTTTGGTGTCACCACCAGCTATCGGGTCTACAACGCCCAACACCGGCGCGTTTACTACACTCACATCATCAACTAGTTTTGTACCTACCGCTTACACCGAAACCATTGTCGCAAGCGGCACGGTCGGTGCATCAGCCACCTTAGCCATTACCGCCGGTACGATTTTGACGGCAACGCTGACGTCTGCCACGGCTTGTACGTTCACGATGCCCACGGCAACCGCCGGTAAATCGTTTACTTTGTTGCTCAAGCAACCCGCATCGGGCACAGCGACTACGGCAACTTTTACGGGTGTCAAGTGGGGCTCAATTGGCGCGCCGACAATTACTGCAACGGTTGGTAAGTTAGACATCCTTGCGTTTATTGCAGATGGTACAAACTGGTACGGCACAGCATCACAAGGGTATACCTACTAATGTTTGCTTACCACACCCTCTTCCAAGCCATATTTGGCCCTGCACCTGTTATTGCAACGTATCTTGTTGTAGCGGGTGGTGGTGGCGGCGGCGGCAACGCGGCTGGCGGCGGTGGTGCGGGTGGGTTATTAACAAGCACAGCTTCTTTAAACCCGTCTACAACGTATACCGTAACGGTAGGAGCAGGTGGGGCGGTAAGCACAAACGGAAATAACTCAGTAATTTCAGGCACCGGTTTAACCACTATAACTTCAATAGGTGGTGGTTTTGGTGGTGGTTTTTCAAACGGAGCTGCTGCATCCGGCGGGTCAGGCGGCGGTGGGTCTGACGGTGAAGTTTATTCAACCGCAGGTGGTGCAGGAACTTCAGGTCAAGGTAATGCTGGGGGCAATGGATTTAATAGCGCAACTATATACACAGGTGGTGGTGGTGGCGGCGCGGGTGCTGTCGGCGGCAATGGGTCAACCACAGTAGGTCAAGGCGGTGTAGGCGGTAATGGCTCCTCATCTTCTATTTCAGGAACCGCAACAACTTACGCAGGTGGGGGTGGGGGGTTTGCCTACACTACATCTTCTACTGGAACTGGCGGTGCAGGGGGTTCAGGAGGTGGAGGTGCTGGTGGTTCTGTAGTAGGTAACGGAACTGCGGGTACGGTAAATACTGGCGGCGGCGGAGGGGGCGGTGCAGCGGGAGCTGGTGTAGGTGCCTCGGGCGGGTCAGGCGTTGTCATTATTTCCTACGCAGGTACGCAAGTGTTTTCTGGCGGAACAGTTACAACTGCAAGCGGAAACACTATACATACGTTTACTTCGTCGGGCACTCTAGCCCCAGGCTACGGCATTTCATACCTTGTTGTTGCTGGCGGTGGCGGTGGGGGTGCTTTCTATGGCGGCGGTGGGGGTGCAGGGGGATTGCTTACTTCTACAGCAAGTTTAGCTACAGGAACAACATACACAATCACAATTGGTGCGGGGGGTGCTGGATCGTTAGTTGGTACAGCGGTAGGGACTAATGGCAGCAATTCCGTTATTTCAACTGTTGCTACATCAATTGGCGGCGGCGGCGGCGGTTCAGGGAATGCGGGAAGTACCGGCGTTGCTGGCGGGTCTGGCGGCGGTGCTGCGGGAGGGGCTGCTGCATTTGGTGGTAGTGGAACAAGCGGTCAAGGTAATGCAGGCGGTAATTCTGTTGCCGTTACAAGCGGAGGCGGCGGCGGCGGCGCAGGTGCGGTAGGTGCTAACCTTAACGGCGGAAATGGGTTATCAAATTCTATTACAGGTTCCGCAGTAACGTATGCTGGTGGCGGTGGAGGGTTTAATACCGGAACTGGTGGTACAGGCGGCGGAGGTGTTTATGCCGTTTCAGGAACCGCAAATACTGGCGGTGGTGGTGGGGCTGCAAGCACCGTGGTAGGAAATGGCGGGTCAGGTGTTGTCATTCTGTCCATCCCAACGGCTAAATACACCGGCACAACCACAGGCTCGCCTACCGTTACTACTAGCGGCTCAAACACAATATTGACTTTTAACGCGTCAGGATCGTATACGGCGTAATTATGTTGCAAGGCAAGAATCTAAGTAATATACTAATCGTACTGGTGCGATCCACCAGGACTCCTCGGAGTTACAAATGTCAGACGAAGTAAGCCAAGCGGAAGTGCCCGCGCCGACACCGGAAGTTACGGCAGAACCGGTAGTTGAAGTATCTGCGCCGGAAGTACCCGAAGCAGCACCTAAGACCTTCTCACAAGAGGAATTAGACGCAGCCATCGGCAAGCGGCTCGCACGCGAGCAGCGAAAGTGGGAAAGGGAAAGAGCGGTTCAACCTGTTGCGCCTCAAGCACCGGTCACGCCCGAGCAGTTTGCCTCAAACGAAGATTATGTCGAAGCCTTGGCAGAACAACGTGCGGAGCAAAAACTAGCCGAGCGAGAGCAGCGCAAGCAGCAAGCTGAAATACTCGAAACCTATCACGACAAGGAAGAGGAAGTTCGTGCGAAGTATGAGGACTTTGAACAAGTCGCATACAACCCGAATTTGCCAATTACTACCGTGATGGCCCAATCCATTCAGGCCTCGGACAATGGCCCCGAAGTGGCTTACCACTTAGGCGCAAACCCCCGAGAAGCGGAACGGATTTCACGTCTTTCGCCTATCATGCAAGCCAAAGAGATCGGAAAGATTGAGGCTCAGTTAGCCGCAAACCCACCGGTCAAAAAGACTTCAAACGCGCCAGCGCCTATTTCACCTGTTTCAGCCCGTACGACCGGCTCACCGGCATACGATACGACTGATCCACGCTCTATCAAGTCAATGTCTACTTCTGAGTGGATTGAGGCCGAAAGAGCGCGACAGGTAAAGAAGCACGAAGCGCGCCTCCGCTAACTTATTTTAGGAAATTATCATGGCCAATAGCATTCTAACCATTGACATGATCACCCGTAAATCCCTCGAAATCCTCGAGAACAACTTGGTGATCAGTCGCAACGTCAATCGTCAGTACGACGATTCATTCGCCATTGAAGGCGCAAAAATCGGTTCAACCCTGCGTATTCGTCTACCTGACCGCGCCTTGGTGACCGACGGTGCCGCCTTGCAAGTGCAAGACGACAACGAACAGTTTACAACTTTGACTGTTTCAACCCAAAAGCACATTGGCGTGAACTTCACGTCTGCCGAACTCACCATGCAATTGGATGACTTTGCAGAACGCGTTCTCAAGCCCCGTGTGTCGCAATTGGCATCAAGCGTCGATGCTGACGTAGCAACTTGCTACAAAAGCATTTACAACTCGGTGGGTACACCTGGCACAACTCCTTCAACGTCTTCGGTTTTGCTTTCAGCACAACAGAAACTCAACGAGTTTGCCACCCCCATGAGCCCACGTTATGCGACTGTTAACCCAGCCGCCAACGCCGGTTTGGTCGAGGGCTTGAAAGGTCTGTTTAACCCAACTGGTACTATCAGCCGTCAGTTCAAGAACGGTATGATGGGCGAAGGCGTATTGGGCTTAGACGAAATCAATATGTCGCAGTCGATTGTTCAGCACACAACCGGTGTTACACCAACTGCCCCAATCGTGGCAACTGCTGTGACTACCCAAGGTGCAACATCGCTTGACATCAGCTTCACAAGCGGCTCACCCACGTTCAAGATTGGTGACGTGTTCACTATCGCCAACGTGTTTGCAGTCAACCCACAAACCCGTCAAACAACTGGTTCGCTGCAACAGTTTGTCGTAACTGCTGACGTAACTGTTTCGTCAACAACTACCGCAACGCTGTCAGTTCAACCACCTATGTTTACTTCAGCTAACGCCTTGGCTACTATCAATGCGTTCCCAGCAGCTAGCGCTGTGCTGACGTTCTTGGGTGGATCGGCTACAGCGTACCCGCAAAACTTGATCTATCACAAAGATGCGATCACGTTAGCGACTGCTGACTTGCTGTTGCCACAAGGCGTTGACATGGCTTCGCGCCAAGTGCATAACGGTATTTCGTTGCGTATCGTACGTCAGTACGATATTAACAACGACCGTATGCCTTGCCGTATTGACGTGTTGTACGGCTTTAACGCAGTTCGTCCGGTCACCGCCGTTCGTTTGTGGGGCTAAATAGAGTGGGGCTTTAAGCCCCATTTTCTAAACTTTTTAAAGGAATTTCATCATGCCAACTCTTCCAAATGGCGCAGGCGGTTATCAGTTCGGCGACGGCAACGAAACCGAAATCAACATGGTCACGCAAGTGACTCCTACAGCTAAAACAGCCGCAGCCACTCTGACTGCTGCTGAATTAGCAACCGGCATCATCACCTACACGGGTGCTGCTGTTGCATTGACTATGCCTACAGGCGCGTTAATGGACGCAGCGTTCCCAAGCATGAAAGTCAATAGCTGTTTTGACTTTTTTATCATTAACACGGGCGCAACTAACGCTGCAACTGTCACGGCTAACACCGGCGTGACTTTAGTGGGTACCGCTGCTGTTTCGGCTGCAACATCTTGCAATTGGCGCGTTCGCAAGACCGCTGAAGCAACTTACGTCGCTTACCGCGTCGCAGGTTAATGCAAAGAGGGGCGGGCGATCCTCGCCCCTCGCACAAGGATTCTGAATGCACATTTACCTTAAGCACCCGATACACGGCAACAAAGTGGCAATTTCCGATGTGGAAGCCGAAGATGACGTCAAAAACGGGTGGGAAGTATATAATTTAGACGCGCCTAAAGTAGAGGCTGCGCCTGTGAATGAGCTAAAACGACGTCGTAAAACGGAGTAGGGATGACTACAACCACAGCCGGTGATCAAATCAATGGGGCGTTACGCCTAATCGGTCAACTGGCTGAAGGTGAAGAACCGTCTGCTGCGACCGCTAATGATGCGTTAGTCGCACTCAATCAGATGATTGACTCATGGAACACCGAGCGTTTGTCGGTGTTTTCAACCCAAGATCAAATCTTCTCATGGTTGCCAGGCTTTGCCACACGCACTCTCGGCCCCACGGGCGACTTTGTAGGTAACCGCCCTAT